GTCATGCCCCGCCGAGACCCTGCTAGGCTCACGTCCTGGCAGGGCGAACCGCCGGAAATAATGTCTACCGGTGGCACTGTTTCCCAATCCACGGCGGTAACATCACGAAAATTCGGGGCTTCCTGGAAATGCTGCGCAAGAATCTTTGACGGTGCTTCCTCAAATTCGCATACCCATGCCGTTGTTGCGTTCAGTGCATACTCGACAGCGAGCGCGAGGCCTCCGTACCCGGCGAAAAGTTCCCCGGCGGTGAGTTTAGATTTTGGCATTCGCTTATTTCTGTTCGAGGTTATGTTTTGCTTCTATTACGTACTCCCTGAATTTGTCTAGGGACTCGTTGAGTTGTTCTAGTAACTCATGGATTAGGCGCTCTTTTTGGTTTTCTGTTAGCTCGGAGTGTGCTATTGCCGAGATAAAGCCTATTACTTCGTCTGCTTCATTTGAGAAGCCCCTAATTTTCCGTTTGATTTCAGGTAAGCTCTGGTTATTTTTAGTGTTGCTCAATTCTGTTCTCCTGCCTTTCTGTCTTGCCAATGGGCGGTGTAGGCCGCGATCGGGATGTAATTTGTCTGTGGGTTGTATGGGCCGTTGAATACGAATCCTGGGTGTTCCTCAGTGATCGTGATGTCTAGCCCTGGGAATACCTTCTCTAGACAATGCATAGTTGTTTCATCCGTGTCCTCGTGCACGTAGAACGGGTCTATGTACATGATGTAATCGCGCTTAGTGGCTCTCATGTGGTCTTCGAGGGTTCGTACCGTGATAGCCAGCGCTTTGTAACTTATAGCGCCCATCCGAGGAAGCCTTTGAGCGTTTCTATTGCGTCCATGACACCTACCTGATTTTCGTCTTCAGGCATTGCTTCGACAGTCTCTTGGAGGGTGTCGATGAGTGCGCTTATCTGTTTGGTTCGCTCTTTATTGGCTTCCTCTAGGGCTTCTATTATTTGCTTTGCTGCGTGTGGGCGTTCCTCGGCTTTCTCTGGTGATTTCATGAATATTGCTGTTTCGCATGCGGACAGGATTCCGAGATTGAGGTCTACTTTGTCTTTGAGGTCGTGCATGTTTTGCATGGGCATGGGTGTTCTCCTTTATTGTGCGAATCCTGTGTAGCTGGTGATGTTTTTCGGGTCTTCATCGGTGATTAGGTTCCGGCGGGCGTGTTCAATGGCTTCCTTCGCGGCGGCGGCGTAGGTGTCGAAAAGGGGGGGCATCCCGCCGTAGTAGACAGCGAAATCTTTGCAATCTTCACATTCGACACTCCACATTCCCGGTAGCTTTTTGTAAACTACTTCTGGTTTGTGGGTGCGATACGGAGATGATGGGACGGGCGGCATATCCGGTGATATTTCAAGATTCCGGTGTACAGATGAGTGTGTTAATGCTTCACCAGGGTTTAGGATTGTCTGCCCGTTTGGGTAGTGTTCGCACGTCATTGTGTATGTTCTATCTATAAGATTCCGTTTCTCGGAAACCCGGAGGTCGATAGTCTCGTAGTCATAGTTTGTTTCCTGCATGACGGGGTGAGGGACAAGTTTGAATTGCGGGATTGGTGTATCTTTCCCTGATAGTTTTTCGACTTCTTTCGCAGGGTATGGGATCGTGTTGGCTGCGCGTTTATCGAAAATTTTCATGTCTCTTTTCCTTTAGTTGCTTCGGTACAGGTCAAGCATCATGACGGTTAGGTGATCTTTGATTCTGTGTACTATCTCTGCTTTTGGGGAGTCCTCATGTTGGAGGCTCTTGATGAATCGGGCGACGTCGCGGAGAGTGTTACGGTGGGTTATCTCAACTCCGCCACCGCATCCCTCCCAGCCGAGGTTTTCCAGCCTGTCTACGGCGGCTTTCGCGCTTGGGGAAAGGTGGAACTCTACCGTGTCGCCTATGTACCGGTCGAGGCAGTCTAGGGCTTTGATGACGTCCTCCACGCCGTTTTTGTTCGGTGCCCGCCAAATATATTTAACGGTGGAGAATAGCCACCCTGGCAGCTCGCCAATGAATTCTTCCGCATTGACTCCGGCGATCGGGGCATAATGTTTCGGCATTTACTTTCCCTTCCTAAACTGCTTTGATAATCCAGTGGTTTTGTTCATGGGTGAGCTTCGCTTTCTCTGCGAGACGGCGGGCCTTATCTTCGTTCTCCGAGTTGATGAGAACAGTCGCGATCGTCCCAATGGATACACCCTCTTTTGATAACCCCTCCACCTCGCAATCTTCGCATTTCACATACAGTAAGCGGCGCAACGTTTCGTCATGCCAGCTCTTGACTGTTTTCTCGACGATGAGGACGTTATGTACTCGTGCGTGGAATTGTTCTACTTCGGGTTTCATGCTCGGTTCCCCATCGTCTCTAAGACGGTGTTGCGGGCCTCGCTTACGAGGGTAGCGACCTCGCTATCTTCCATCCCCCTACCTAGCGCAATGACGCCGTGTAGGTGTGTTCCGTAGATGAGGTGGCGAATACGTCCTGCTTCGCTGCCTGTAACGCGGGTGGCGGCTTCACCGTAGATTTTCGATGCCGTCGTGAACGCAGCGATCTTGATGACGTTGAAATTCGGGGACTCCGGTGCCTCTGGATTATTGACACTTAGGTAAAGGTCGTTGAGCAGAGTGTCAGTTATTTCTGCGTCTTCGGTGAGATTGCCAATGAGTAGTTCAGTGTTCCCATATGCTTTATGGGTTTCTGCGATCATAATATTTTCGTTATCGAGCTGATCGCCAAATTCTAGCCGCAGAGGTTCCTCGCTGTTCTGCTTATTGGGCTTGAAAATTGAGGTGATGTTCTTCGCATCATCGGTGTAGAGGCAGAACTCGCGTTCTCCGGCCTCTACCGCCTGCTCGATGCCGACAGAAGCAATCGCTCCGAGTGCGCTGTTCCCAGTGATAAGCGCTAGTTTCTTCGCGGGAGTGATGCGAGCTGCGATAGTTGCCGCATTCCGCTCCTTCTCACCGCTGTAGAGTGTTGCCTGCTTCGAGATAGGGATGAGTGCACGCAACGCAGAAACAAATTCTAAGGTGTTTACGGTGACGGTTGCCATAATACTTTTTCCTCTTTTCCTAATGGCTAATTTTTTTCTTGAGCCTTGCCCGGCGAGCGCGGATGTATGCGGCTAGTCCGGGTGGCATTTCGGTGATGTGTGGGTCTGGGGTTGCTCGTTTTTTGGGTTTTGGTTCTGGCCCGTGGGTGGTTAGTCGTATGAGTGGGGGTTTGCCGCGTTTTTTGTTTGATTCTTCGCGGGATTTGCAGGTTTTGCATTTGGGGTTGCGGTAGATCATGGCGTATCCGCATTTGCTGCATGTTAGCCGTCGTGTTGGTAGGTTTGCTTTTTTGCTCGGCTCCATCGGCGTTTCATGCATGTTTTGCATCCGGTGGTGAATTGGTTTATTTTGCCGCCGCATCCGGCGCATGTTTTGGGGTCGTGTTCGTCGCCTGCTTCTCTTATGAGTTTGACTCGGTACCTTTTGCGGCATAGGTCGCAGTCCATGTTGAAGTCTGTGTATGGTGTTCCGCATGTTTTGCAGCAGGCGCGGCGTTTGGGTGCTTTGCCTATGGATACGTTGTAGTTGTGTCTCCATTTGCATTGTTGGCATCCTGGGGTTCTGCACGGGAGTGGGTTTTTGCATCCTTTGCAGATGTGCCCTTTGCTGGTTTTCATGTTTCCTCCTAGCAGATTTCGTATGATGCGATTTCGGCTAATCGGTTAGGTGCATGTGGTGAGTGTACGGTGTATACGCGCTGTGTCTTTCTGTTGATTTCTAGGATTCCGCGGTTTCTGAGTTCGTGGGCTACGGTTTCGGCGGCGAGGGCGGCTAGGGATGTTTTGGTTTGTCTTCCGTGGTAGGTGAGTGTGGTTTGCCTAGTAGGTGTGGTTGGGGTGGCGAGGGTCTTGAGGTCTCGTTCGTAGATGTTGATGGTTTTGTCTGCCATGTTTATGCTCCTAGTATGTTGCCGAGTAGTTTGATGAGCCATGCTATGGGGACTGCGATAATGAGGGCGATTAGCGTGCCGATCATTACGACGATGATTACTTCTAAGCAGGCTTGCAGGTTTTTGGCGATCCTACTTTTCATGTGTTCCTGCTTCTTTCTCGATCATCATGGCGAGTTCTGCGATCTTGGATGCGGCGAATAGCAGATGTTTTTGGAGCTGTTCGGAGAGTTGTGCGATGTGCGGGGCGCGGCGGCGTTTCCAGAGGTCGGAGGCGAGGGCGTCGAGTTCTGCGGCGAGTTGTTTGTTTTCTGCGGTAAGTTCTTCGGGTGTTGCTGCTGGGATGTTGATGGTTTGCTGCACGAGGAGTTCACGCTGGATTTCGTGTTTTATGGACTCTATTGACTCTGCTGTTTCTGCGATTTTGGCGAGGGTGTCTCGCTGGTGGTTGTCGAGATTTGTGCCTTGGATGCGGCGGTTAATTCCTTTGGTTGTGAGGAATGAGAAGGATCGGTTTCGGGTTCGCTGTTTTTCTTCTTCGGTGAGGGAGTCGTAGGTGAGTTGGAATTTTGCGCGGCATTCGGTGTCTTCCGGTTTGATGTCGCGTAGCATCTCGTAGTCGTGTTCTGCACCGGCGGCGCGGGCGAGGTCTACTGCGTGGATGTAGATTTTTCCGTTGTGCCAGACGGTGCGGATATTCTGGCCGGGCTTGAGAATGTTATCAACGGTTGCTTCTACGAGGGGGTATTCTTTGCGGTCGCGTTTCATTTTTATCTTCCTTACTTCTCTTATGGGATGGTTATTCGGTGGGTAGTTTGATCCATTTGCCTGTGCGTGGGTCTTTGCCGACGGAGAGGCGGGAACGGTATAGGGCTGCTTTGTAGATTGCTGTTAGGACAATTAGGGCTGGTATCGCGAGTAGCCCTAGTATGATTGCCATTAGCGTTAAGATGATGATCGTCATTGTTGTTTCTCTTTTCTCTTGAGCCTGAGTCTGCGGGCGTGCAAGTACTTCATAAGTCCTGCGTCTATAGGCTTTGGTGGCTGGTTTTTTCGTGGTTGTTGGCGGGGTCGGTACTTGGCTCGGAGTTTTTCAAATTCCTCGCTGCTGATGACGCCTCGTGTGTATCGTGAACGGAACCGTGTGTAGCATCCTTCGCAGCCTTTCGTCCACGTGTTTACGGGGCAGCCGCACCAGGTGCAATGCGTCGGGTATCTCGGCATTTTATTTCACCGTCCGCCAATCTGGTGCTGTGAAATATGCTCGTGAGCGTGCCCGGTTTTTCACGGTGTTTTCATGCCAGGCGTCAAGCATTGCGCGGCTAAAAAGAATGTCGTCGCGCTCATTAGTGAGTGCTACCGGTACGAGCCTGTTGCTGACTTTGTTGAGAGAGCTTTTGAGACTCGCAATCTTCCGGCCTGTATGCTTTGATGCTTGCTCGAAGGTTAGAAGCTCGACGTTTGGGTGTCGCTCTTGATATTCGGCTGCTGTTGGCAGGTTCGCGAAGCGGCGGGCGTATCCTACAGCTCCCATGATGTTCCCTCGCCCTCCGTCTCGGCATCGATCCAGTCGGCTCGGTTCCACAGCACCATCGCAACTGTTGCGAATACGATGGTGCCGAATGTTGCGCCGTTCGCTACCATCACTCCATGAGCGAGCGCGGAGTAGATGGCTCCGGCGGCGCAGATAATGGCGAGTGTGAAGAATAGGATTGCGGGGGTGAGTGGGTGTTTGATGATGCGTTTCATGGTGGTTGCTCTTTTCCTGATTATGCATATTTGCATAATCTGTTTATTTTTTATGCAGTAACGCATAATTTATTGGTTGAAACTATGCGTTACTGCTGTCTATGCATTTAAGCATAAGTGATTGTTTTTTTATTTGCAAGTTCTTGCAGGGACTATTTTTGTGTCGATGCCGACATATTCGCAAAACGCGGTGATCGTGTTGGGTGCGTTCGGAATACGGCCGGTGCGGGTATGTTCGCGTTGGGCTATGTAGGCTAGGTGTCTATATACCTGTTCGCGGGTGCGGCCGGTGTAGTGTGTGATGGTGTCGATTGTTTCTGCCCATTTGGGTGCGCGCCAAAAGGTTTTTTTGTTAGTTTGGGGGCGGCCGCCAAGGTAGACTGTTCCTCGGAGTGTGGTTGCGTATGTCATGATTACTCTTTTCTAGTTGTAAGTCTTTTGCACGTCAAGACTTTTTAGGTATTGGTGTATGGCTGTTTCTGGGTAGAGGATTCGTCCTCCTGAAACTCCGCCGGATGTCGAAATATAGGCTGGTCCGCGTCGTTCTGATCGCCATTTGCCTAGAGTGGTTGGCTGCACGCCTAGCCCTGCTGCTAGTTCCTCCGGTGTGAGGTAGGCTTCTCCTTTAATATTTAGGCTCAAAATCAGTTCCTATTCATCTGCTTACGTATAAGGGAATTTGTCGAGGATCATCTCTGCAAATGCCCGGAGCTGTTCGGTTAGGTTCGCATAGATGTCCTCTGCTGTACTTTTGCTGAGCTGAGGGTATGCGAGCACTGTCAAAGAGGCATTATGAAGGTCGCGTAGATTATCTATCCCTTCCCACACAACGCGGGCATCATCGAACGCTTTTTGCAAGTCTTGCTGGTTCATGAGGCATTTTCCTTCCTGCTGTCCTGATCCGCGGGGGGCGTTTTGGGAACTACGGTGTAGCCGTTTGTTAGATCAGTTACGGTGACGCTGAGCCAATCGGCTGTGACCTTGATATATGCGACCTTCCAGGTGGTCGTACCTGAACGGAGTCGCGATGAGGTGAATTCAGAGACTCCGAGTAGTTGAGCGAGTTCTACCGATTTCCGACCCTGCTGAAACATCAGCAGGCTTACGGAATTCGCAATCTCGGCGTTTATATCCATTTCTCTCTTTTCTTTAGAAGATATAACTAGATTATGCATATTTGCATAATCTGTCAAACCCTTGCAAAACCTTCAATAATTAGTTTATAGTGAGTTTCATGGGTACAACACGGGATACAGTTCCAGCCACATCTTTTGATACTTTCGTCGCGGCCGAGGTACGCCAGCTTATGCGTGAGCGTGGGTTCACACAGACTTCACTTGCGGAGAAGTCTGGCGTGAAACAACCGCGTATTTCGCGTTCGGTGTTTAGTGTGCGGTCTTCGCTACCGGTGGCTATTTTGGATGAGCTGGCAGTGACTATGGGTGATACTGCGTCGGGCATTCTGCGGCGGGCAGAGCGTAAATATTTCGAGGCAAACGAAGAGCGAGCAAAACTACAAGAAGAACGCGCTAAATTGAACGAGGAACGCGCTAGGTTAGATGAAGAGATCGCTAAATTAAATGAAGAGAGGGCAAAACTACAAGAAGAACGCGCTAAATTGAACGAAGCAGACACACCCCGGCTATTGGCTCTCTAAAGAATTCCGGTATCTATCACTCTCTCACTCTTCTTTTTCACTCTGAGGTCTTGGGTCTCAGGGGCATTTTTTTACCCCTGATACAGACAGGGGCGACACCACGCTAAGGCTGAAAAAACGCGGTGCCGCCCGTGATGCAGGGTGAAAGAGAGTCCTGCTCATATGAAACGCTTGAATAATATAGTGCACTGTGGCGGTGTGCGCAAGGGAGGGTTAGAACATGGTGCGTCCGCAAACTCCAATTGGGCATCATGGGGTTATCACTGCAAAAAAGCTAGATTCCGGCCGCTGGGTGGCGCGAACGTATTTCCGCGATCAACGCGGGATGCGGCGCGATGTTACTGCACGTGAGCGCTCGAAAGGGGCTGCGGTTCGTAAGTTGCAGGTGAAGTTAGAATCATTACCTGCATTGGGAGTTGGCAGGTTTTCATCAAGCTCTCGGCTCGGCGAGGTTCTAGATTGGTGGCTTGACCGATGGGAAGGTGCGGAGCAGACGCGATATAACTTAGGTGTCTCGGTGCGGGCATTGAAGCGTAATTTGGGTCATTTTCAGCTGTTTGAGTTGTCAGTTCCAGTGGTGGTTGATTATTTGGAGTCAGTGAAGGCCGAAAGCTCGGCGCGCAGGCAGAGGCAGGTACTACGTGCTGCGTTGGGGGAGATGGTGCGTTTGGGTGTTTTGGCGTCTAACCCGGTAGAAGCGACGCGGCCAAGGCGAACAGCTAGGAAAATTCCGAAGGCTCTTACCCCGGCGGACGCCCTCGAAGTTATTCGCATTGTGCGGGAACGGGCAGGCGGCGATGGTGCAGCATGGCTCGGTGATCTGTGCGAGCTTTTGGCAGCAACAGGGACACGATTCGGTGAAGCCGCGGGCGTGCGGTGGGTCGATGTCGATTTCAAAACTGGACGTCTGATCGTGCGAGGCACCGTGATTACAGGCGGAACATACCAAGCACACACAAAGACTCACCAGGTGCGCGTCGTTCATCTCCCTGCGGGCGTACTGGATATGCTGCGGCGGCGGCAAGAATCATCAGAAAGTGAGTTCGTCTTCACAACCGGGCGAGGTAACCTGCTGTCGGGGTCGAGTGCTGGAAACGCGCTGCGGCGCTGTCTCAAGAAAACGCGATTTGAGTGGGTTACCCTTCACACATTCCGCCGGTCGGTGGCAACATGGCTTGAACGTGAGGTTGGAATGTCTGCGGCCGCGCTACAACTTGGGCATGAGCAAGAATCCACGACGCGGAAATCCTACGTCGAACGCCGTGGCGAAGCTGACTTCTCAGAATTTTTGGAAAGTTCGCTGTACGCTTAACTCACTACTTTGAGATCGCGAGCGCGGTGTGAACTCACTATAAACTCACTACTTTGTCAGGTAGTAGTAGTAATTCAAATATGAATATAATCTATTTTAGGTTGGCTAGTTCCTTGACGTGGCAAGGGATGTAGCGGCAAGTTCCTTGATATTTCAATGCGGGCTTTTGGTTAGTAAAAGTCCTAAATTGATTTTGCTTAGTAGGTGTAGTTCCTTGTAATTACGGGGTTTTTCGGTGGTTTTTAGTGACTAGCTCACTATAAACTCACGATTTTGAAAATGTGTCTTATGTCATTGGTTTCCTGCTTGATTCAAGAGTTGAAATATTCGATACTTGATTATGTCGAAGCAACAGGGCATCGACAGAGCAGAAAAGAGAGATAGCATGAGCCATGCATACACAATCCGCAACATCTCAAGACATGCCACTCACATCTACGACGGAGAAGAACTTATAGGGTATATGCAGCCATCATCGAGCCGCACGACAGGCGGTTGGAACGCATACTATGGAAGCACCTACGCCACCACGCATAAGTTATCTCTTTATTGTGTGGCAGTCGGCTATTCACAAGAGAAATGTCTCGAAAACTTCATTAAAACGTATGAACACGATACACAAGTTTTACGGTAAGCGCGGTGCTGAAAAGCTCCTCGGCATCGCCCCATACACGTTAGATCAAGTCGCCGCTAGGCACCCATTACCTTCTACAGAGTTTACTTGCGATGGTCTCCCTATATACACGAAGGAACAATTGCAAGACTGGTATGAAGAGAGGCCGCGCCACGGTGGCGACCGAAAATCAGACGCTTTCAAAAAAGCTACAGGCAATAGAAAAGAGTAATCATGAAACCCATCAAAATTGACACTACCGCCCCTTACCTCTGCTTCGACTTCTCATGCGCGGATGAAATCGGGTTGCAAGTTACGTACCAACGCACCGAGCATTCAGACGTCGAGGTGTACGAGTTCGGAGACACCGATACGCAGGGAACTCAAATTTACCGCCGCTCCGGTAAATTTGGCGAGCCGCACAGATATATGCGTGTTCCGCTAGATGGTTCCGATGCGGTTGAGAATATTATCCTTGGTACCGGCGCGTCGAGATACGTCACCATCAGCTCAGTCGTAGACGGTGAAGCTATGGAAGGGCTGCCAGAGGATGCAGTAGAGCGTATCCACCGTCTCGTTCTCGAAAATAGTAAACTTAGACTCGCGCAATAAAAAAGTAACCCCATGCACCAGCTCATTGTCTGGTACATGGGGTTATACTTTTATCGGAGACGAAACTTGCCGTTTTCCTCCTTCATTACCTAGCCCCTCCGAGCGTTGGCATGCATATCGGAGGGGCTAAATTATTTACGCTTCGCCCTGTACTCGTTCGCGAAGCGCGGCATCTGCACCGTGATCTACGTGGTCTCCCAGGTTCTCATACTTCGATGCAGCAGGAACCTCATGATTAGGATCGCCGTAGAGGTATTCCTGAACGCTCCGGCTCCGGTCAGTCTCCGGGAGCGCCGGGGTGGTTACTGCATCCTCAATACGTGCGAGTGCATCAGCTACCTCTGGGTGAGGTTCGGGGTCTGCCCCGGTTTTTACGTTGAAGATCGCGATGATGAGTCCGAAAAGGGCGGGGACTAGAGGCAGGTAAGTGTTCAGGTTTTCCTGCGTGATAACGCCGTGAGCGACGAAGATTGTGCCAATGGTTAGGGCGAGGGTGTAGGTTGCGGTTCGGATGTTTGCGAGGCGCTGGGAGTTCATGTTTAGTTTCCCTTCTGGTTCTTGATGAGTTCAGCGAGCAGGCGGTTAGTTTCCTGCTGTGTGGCGATGAGCTGCTTGTTCTGCGAGAAAATATCGCCATCCCACTTGATGCCGTCTTGACCGCGGGTTAGTGCATCCTTGGTCTGCTGGGTCTGGATGCTGGTGTTGGTGATGGCGTTGTAGAGGGGGCCTGCGTGCCAGTGCTGTTCTTTTCCAGGGCGTAGAAGTGCGTGGATGCCTTCGACTGCGGTGAGTAGGCGTTCGGTCTGTTCGTTAGTCATTTCGTCTCCGTTTTCGATGAGAGTGCTTACTGTTTCTGCGATGACTCCGCCGGTGTAGTGTTTCTGCGTGAGAGCTAGGAACTGTGCAGCGGGGAATCCATCTCCGGGGTCGGTGTGATCGGATTCGCGGAAAACGCGGCTGATCTGTGCATGTGTGGTGATGCCTTTTTCACCGTTCGCGAGCTGCTGATCGGTGAGGAACCGGACCGGTATTCCGTGACGTTTGCAGATGTCGGCCATAAGAGCGGCTGCCCGGTCAAGAATTGCTTGCGAGGCCGGGTCTGCCCATTCGGTAGCTGTCTGTGCAGCGCGCCCTGCTAGTTCAAGGTGAATGCCGAATGCGTTCCCGGTTGGCATGGCTGCCCATGCCGCAGCTCGTTCGTCCACACATTGAACGATGGAATCAGGGTCGATGCAGTAATGAGCGCTAGTACCTGCGGCGGGGTTGGCGAACCAACCTGCTATATTTTCTGCAATCTGGGTCGTTTCGGGGGTCTCCATCGTGTGCAGAACGCCCCACTTTGGTGTTAGCGCGCCCCATGTGCAGTTTCCGGTCGGATGGATGGTATTCACGAGGTCGGAATCTGGTGCAGTGAATGCTGCTGCCATTGTGCCCCTCCTTTCTTTGTTTTCTGATACGTAGAACCCGCTCCTCCTTCCAACATCAGCAAAGACGGGGCTTT